TTTTAAGAGTAAATGTATTTGAACCAGCACTTGCTGGTGATGATGCTACTTTATCATTAAAAGAATTAGTTGCTGTTAAACCAGAAACAGTTAAAGTTGAACCATCAAAAGTTAAATTGGCTTCAGCATTTGCCGAATTAGCTGTTCCTAAACTTGTTAATACTCTATTATCAGCAGAGTTGGTTATTGCTGAAAATCCTGTTCCGTTTGCTCCAGATGTACCTGATGTGCCATTAGTTCCTGATGTCCCGTTAGTTCCGTGAGCTCCAGATGTACCGTTAGTTCCTGATGATCCTGATGATCCTGATATACCATTAGTTCCTGATGTTCCATTTGTACCATTTATTCCTGATGTACCAGAAGTACCAGAAGTTCCACCAGAAGTTGAACCTGAATATATAATTGAACCACCGTTACTAAATGAACCAGAATTTGAATATGTACCATTCCCAACATATTGTCTACCATTTCTTAAAGTTGGTGTAACAATATGTCTATCTATATTTAATATAGTCATATTTAATAGTTATTTTTTAAGTCTAATGTATCAGGATATATTTCTTGTAATGTTAAGTCAATAGTTTCATCTGAATAGTCAATAGTTGCACCTTGAATACCAAAAGTATTATTGAAATAATTATTATAAGTTAATGAACCAAAAATAGATGGTATATTGTTTATTTTACATATTATTTCAGTTGTAGTATTTGTATAATTTGATGTTATTGAACCTGATAATAAATTCTCAAGTATATTTGTTTTACCGTTTCTTGTAAATAATTGAGTATAATATAAATTTGAATTATATCCAAATAATGAACCTTTTGCTGTTGGTACATAATTTATATTTGTACCAAGTTTACAAGTAACATCAGTTCCATCATCTTTAATACTTTTATTAATATATGACCAGTATTCAATATTTACATTACTAATATCATTTTTATTTTCATCAACAATTGTAATTTTTAAGTCTTTAATTCTTACATTTTTTATTTGGCTTTTTACTGTTCCTGTTGGAGACATTCTACCATCAGTAACATCGTAATCCATTATTGAAAAATATACATTATCACCAGTTATAGAAGTATCTAAAGGTATATACATTGGTGTATCCCAATTTCCCCAATATTTTCCACCAACATTTGAAGTCCAAATATCATTTATTTTATTTCTTGTTGAAGGATATGTTAAGTTTTCAAAATATAATATCATTGAAATTGATCCGCTTGGAGTAACCCAACCATCTGTACTTGCTACATCTGGAGACCAACTATATTGTTTATTACCTATAATAAATTTTGAATTAATAAAACAACTATTTGCTGTAACTGAAGTTGTAGTTGTAGTATCCATATTATCAGTAGTAGCAACATAACATTGTGTTTCAAGTTTAATATAATATGTTTTTGTAGAATCAATTAAAATTTTTGGTAATGTTCCAGAAAAAATAAATTGTTCAGTCATTGATGTTGCACCAGATCCAATTGTAAAATACTTATCTGTTGTACCTATATTATTAGAAAGTCCAGTTAATTCTGAAAATCTTGAAATACCTTTACTTAATGTTGTTGGTGTAATTTTTGTCCATAAATTTGAATAGCTGCTTGCCATCTCATACCAGTCATAAGGTGCTACACCAAAATCAAATCGTGTAGAGCCTGAAAACTTATCATCTTTTGTAGAATATTCAAGGTATGTACTATTTATATAAGGTGAAAAAATTACTTTTTGTTTATTTACTGGTGCTATTATATTAAATGTTTGACTATTATTAGCAAATTTAATAGTTGACAAATCACCAAGTGTTGTTGATATAGTTGAATTGCTAATATATGCAAATGTTGAACCATTATATTTTAAAAATGTAGTTGATCCATTAGCAATAAAATTAATATCAGTTATAAAAACATTTGAATTTACAATTTGAATGTATGCAGAAAATGGCGTTAAAATTGTCTTTAATACTTCCCTACAAGACATAGGTTTACCATCTTCATCGTAATAATTTTCACAATTTGAATATGTAGTAGTTAAAATACTATTATTAGAATCAATTGAAAATTCTGCTGATGTTGTTGATAGTCCTACATAAATAGCATTCCAACTTAAATTAAGTTTACCTAAAATATTTGTTATAATAGTCCAGTTATTTGTAAAACCTGTATAATTTGTAAAACCAGTTCCAGATGGTATAGTAGTTACAAAATCCAGTCTATCTAAAAGTGCTAAACCATCATTACCAGTTAGTGATACAGTATAATTATCATATTCTGCAAATGGTTCTGAATAAATTTCAGATGTTAAATATCCATTCCAAATTAATGAACTACCAGAATTAAATAATTTAATTTGACAATTCATCATATTGTTTTGGTATAGGTCAATAAATTGCATTGAAGTTTTTGACACTATATTTAAGTCGCAACCTGAACCACGTACTGCATCAAATTTATTTGTTGTTGTTGGATATGTAACTTTAAATGGTGTTAAGTCACCAGTTATTCCAGATGCAGTTATTGTATTAGGAATATCTTGCCATAATTCAACAGTATATTGATTATTTGAATTTGAACCAAAATTATAAAAATACCTTTTTTGAAAATTGGACATTATTTTGTATAATTAATTTTTCTTGAATGATTGTTCAATACACCTACTAATTCAGTACCTTGTATTCTAAAAATAACTTCATTACCTGTATTTGATGTTGAACCATTCAACATAGAAAACAAGTTTGATTGTTGGTTACCATTTAATATCATTTCACCACTATTAGCCATTATTGGTACTTTATCACCTGAATAAGATGAGCCGGGAACAAAACCACCTGATGCAAATTTTGGAATTGCTGCAAATGCAGCCATTACTATTCCAACAGATTCAGCAATAAACATTGGTGTTGTAAATGGTGCTAATGGACCAGTAGCAGTACCAGCTTGTGTACCTCCAAGTATTGCAAGTGCAAGTGCATTAGATAATAACATAGAAATAATTTTTGCTATACCTTGTATCATTACTGAAAGAAAACCTTGAAAACCATCAGATCCAAGTTTTAAACTTTTTACAATTGTAGAACCAATAATATCAAAACCTTGTATTAATGCATTTTTATAAATTTCAAATTTTTGTTTTTGCTTATCCATTTCTACTCCATTTTCTTTAAGTGCAATTTTTAGTTCTTTAACTTGACTTAAATTTTTACCTGTTGCAAGAGTATTATTTATTGCTGAACCACCTTCACCTTTTTTATCTAATTTATATTGGTCAGTTGTAACAACTTTACCATCACCTTTTGAAGTCATTTCACCATTTAATGGAATGTCACCAAATTTAGATGTCATTGCAAGTTCCTTCATCTTATCAACAATATATTCAGCCTTTAATTTGGTATCATCTAATTGTTTTTGTAATGCAGGTGGAACAATACCACCTTTTGAAACTATATCTTCAATATTACCTTCTAATTTTTTAACCTCATTATTAATTAATTCTAATGCACTTTTTTTATCATTTATATCTTTTAAATCCTGTTTATTAATTAATGCCTGCCATTTTTTAAACTTACTTTCACCAGTTTGTATTGCTGTATCTACATTTAATATGTTTTCTTTTTCTTTCGCAACTTTATTTATTTCTTCATCTTTTGTTACACCTAATACAAACTTAATTGTTGCAATTGCTGGGTGTTGTTTAAGTATCTCAGACGCTTCTGCCATAGATTTAACATAAATATCAGAATCAGTATATTTTGCTTTTGCACCATATGCATTTGCTTGATCTATTCCTTTTCTTTCTTCTGCTATCTTATCTTTTAATTTACCATATTTAACATATGCATCATAGTCTTCTGCATATTTATCTTTGAACTCTATTAATTGATTAATTTGGTCTTTATAATAATCAATTTGTTCTTTTGTTGCGTTTATACCTGCTAATCTTGTTGCATAAGTATTAACTTCAATATCATATGATTCCTTTGCAACTTTAACATGTCTTTCATCCATTTCACCAAAAATACCAATTGTTCCTGTTTCACTATTTCCAATTGCTTCTTCAGTTAATTCTTTTCTTCGTTGTTTTGACTTTTCATCATTTAATCCTTTTAATGCAAAATATTCATTTTTTATATGTGCCAACCTGTTTTGATCCTTTGCATCTTGATCTGTTTCACCACGTTCTTCATAATGTAATTTTCTAATTGCTTCTTCGTAATCTGTTGATAATTTAATTGCGGTTTTCATATTCCCTATTAAATTGCTCCAATCACCATTAGCAATTGTTCTAAATAAAGATTGTGTTGCAGCATCAATATTCGCCATAGCAGATTTTAATTTAAATGCTGTTTCAGAATTACTTTCCATCACTTTCTTTGCGCCTTCAATAGCAGCACCAACACTTAAAAATCCAGTTGCATAACCCATTACAGCACTAACATCAAACTTTGGTGGTTGAATGGATCCTTGTTCCTTATTTAGTTCTGTTATTGACTTTTTTAATTCACCTATTCTTGCATTAATTGCACCTATTTCTTCAGTTGACTTACCTGCAAAACTTACACTTTTAAGTGCATTTAGTGCTTTACCTAATTCATTGACGTTACCTTTAGCACCATCAACACCTAACATTAGATCCCTAACATTACCTTTAACCTTTTCAACACCAGCTTTAAAATCATCACTATTTAATGATAGTTGTGTTAATAGATTAAATGTTTTATCATTAGCCATTTTTATTAATTATTTTTTCCATATCTAAAGCGTGTTGTAATAATTCTTCTTTAGATTTTGTATTTACAGATGGTGTATCAATTTTTTCCCAAGGAAATTCTAATACATCTGTAGGTGAAAGTGATTTAGTTGATTGCGATTGTATAACTGAATAAACAATATATCTTGTTTGATTCCATCCATTAATATAGTCTTCTTCTTTTCTTTTAATTAATGCTTCAACTTCATCAATTTGCATTTTATAAAAGAAATAATTTGGTTTTATTCCATAAGAAAGAGCAATAGAATATATATCAAATATATCTACTTCTCCTTTTTTTAAATTTTTTTTTCTTCTTGTTTTGAATTTATTTTATTGAAATTATTAATAATATCAATAGTTGCTATTCTTAAAAAATCCTCCAATTCATAATTAAATGACTTATCTACTTTTAAATAACACCATATTAATGTTAAATATTCTTCAACATCTTCTTCTGATCCACTGAAGTTTTTACCAGTAGTTCTTTTAAATAAAATAAATGGATAAAAACCTTCGTTTGAAATTGTGTATTCTTTCTCTTCTACTATAATATTTAACTTCATATATTTTTTTTATTTTTAGTAAATAGGACAGGAATCAACCTGTCCTATTTTTTATTTTTTGTTCATAGAAAATATCTATGAAGTGGCTTAAGTTCTTGCTAAAGCACCAGTTCCTTCTAAGGTAACGGTGAAACTTGAATTATCATTATCTTTTGCATTAAGATCCAATTTTGTTATTAATGCTGTACCTGATAAGAATTTACTTCCTAAAGTTTGAGGATATCCCATACCTGAAGTAGTTACCATACCAAAACTTACTACAATAGGTGTTCTTGTAATTACAAGATCAAACAAGTTATCATAAGTAAAACCACTTAATACGTCTTGAGTAAATAAACTATCTGAATCACAACTCCACGACATTCTACCAACTGCACTTTCTTCCCAAACACCACTATCTTTAGATGCTATTTTTCTGGTTGACATTGATGTAGATATTTTGCATGTTGATGCTAATGCTATACATTTTTTAGTTCCACCAGTTGTAATGAACAAGCATAAATCTGTTCCATTTATTACATTTGCACTCATTTTATTATTATTATTTTTTTAAGATACGGGTGTATCTTATTTGCTCGTTATAGAGAACTCCAGTTGTGTGATGTAGCCATCAATTCCGTAATCCTCTTTAGCACCAGCCAGTTGATTTTGAAGTATCATAACTCCATTATATACTCCAAGTTTTCCTTCTAATGCTTTTCTTACTGCCTGTGCTATATCAACACATTCAGCATATTCTTTTGCTATTATATTTACTAAAACAACACATACATCTTGTAGTGGTCCATCTTTTGTGTATTCTGGATCTATGTTATATCTTTCATACACTACAAATGGTGCTAAAACTCCTTCATTTGCACAAATTGGAAAAATCTTAGAACCAACATAATTTTTTACACTTGTATCACCACTAAGTATTTGATATATTGCTTTACCTATCTGTAAACTCATTTAGATTTATTATTTTTTGCAACCACTTTATCAAAGTTGGCTTTAATGTCGTTGTAGATTATTTCTTCTACTTGTGGTTCTGTTGATGATACAGCATTGTTCCAGAAACTATTTCCTGTTATTTTTCCACGATAGTATCCTTTTCTGGTGTATCTATCTTTTGTTCCTTCATTTGCTATATGTGCCAGATTTCCACCTTTTTTTGATGCTCCAACATCCATTGTTTGAATGTCTCTTTTCATCACAGATGTAAGTGATATTTGAACGTGTTTGTATGTACCTCTAAGATTGTTTGAAGCCTCATCTATTATGACTTTAGCGGCTTTTCTGAATGATTTTGTTAGTATAGTGTTTTGGTTTTC